AACCCGCCACCAACCCCGATAGACGTGAGCGCGGCGACACCCCAGCCGTCCGCGCCGGACCCGCTGAACACGGGGCACCATCCGCCCGGTTCGGCCGCCCCGGGCTTCGCCAGGATGACCTGGGTGAAGTTGTCCACCGCGACGGTCGCCGGGGCGGACGTGTTCATCTCGGTGAGGTTCCCGACCTCGACACCGGCCCGGCCGTTGAGGACCCCGGCCCGGTAGACCGGGCGCCCGTCCCCGGTCGCGGTGGCGGTCAGCCCGCTCGAGGACAGGTCCGGCCAGGTCGCCATGGGGTCGCCGTCGGTGAGGCCGGTGAGCGCCGACGCGTCGAGCCAATGCACCAGCCCCGCCAGGTCGGCGGGCGAGAACGCCGGCGGCGTCGGGGTCGACGTCCCGCGGCGGCGGCGTATCAGCTGGATCTGCATCAGAGCGACACCGAGTCGGAGACGGCGGCGACGATCAGAACCACGAGGATCGCCACCAGCAACAGGTCGGTCAGGGTGATGGTCACCGGTCCTCCGGGATCGCGTCGATGGTCTCCTGGGCAACGGTCCACTCGCGGCCGTCGGGGCCCAGCTTCACGGCGCCGGTGAGGGCGAGCTCGTTGAGCTGCTGCCGGGACTCGATGTGGCGTTTGGTGATCCCGTCGGTCGCGTAGACCTGCGGGTCGTCTCTTCCTCTGACAGCGGTTGACACGTCGTCGTCTCCTATCGGTGCGGGGGCGGGTTTGCGGGCGGCGGCGACGCGGCGGCGGAAGTCGTCGCCGTCGACGTTCGTCGCGGTGTCGATCTTCCGGCTGGTCCACTCGCGGTGCTGAGCAATCATCGAGGGGTCACCCTCGAACATGGCCGCGAAGATCCGGGCGGCGATGTCGATGCGACGTTGCGGCAGGGCGGTGATCCCGTCGTGCTCGATCTCCAAGCCGTACACCGACGCGTTGCCCGACAGTCCTTTCCATCCGCCCTCACCCGCATGGCTGGCCCGGCCCGCGCTGATGACGTACGCGATGTCCTCTTCCGGCTCACGTGACTGGAACACGTTGCACAGCGGCCCGCTCAAGTCTGGCCTGCCCTCGATACAGGTGACCAGGCTCGGCGTGGACCCGCTCGACGGGCCGGCAGTGTGGTGACAGACGCCGCCTGCCGGGTTGAAGCTCGAAGACCCCGCCGTCTGCCACCCCGCCACTTCGATGCATCGAAGTCCCGCAGCCCTGAGACGACTAGCGATCCCGGTGTCGTACATGGCTCACCCCCGCGTGGTTGGCTACAGTGCAGTCGTGCGGATCTGCGCCATTCCTGGCTGTGACCGGCCGCACGACGCTCGCGGTTGGTGCGCATTGCACTATGGGCGATGGCGGCACCAAGGCGATCCGATGGTTACGAAGAACCTCCGGTCGATCCCGTTCGAAGAACGCTTCTGGCTCCGTGTTGCCCGCTCGGATGGCTGTTGGGAGTGGACCGCTGCCCGCACCAAGGCTGGCTATGGCAGCGTCGGCGTCGGTAAGGCGACCTCGGCCAAAGCTCACCGTGTCGCCTGGGAACTGACATACGGCCCGATCCCGGATGGCGCCTACGTTTGTCATCGCTGCGACAACCCGCCGTGCGTCCGCCCCGATCATCTGTTCCTGGGCACTCCCGCCGACAACGCGGGCGACCGGGAAGCGAAGCATCGCAATCACATCGAGATCGCCGTGGCCGCCTCTGCGGCACAAGCGCGAGCGCGGACGCATTGCCACCGTGGGCACCGCTTCGATGAGGCCAACACCTACTGGCATCGTGGCAAGCGGCACTGCCGGGCGTGCAGGCGTGAAGCCACCCGACGCCACCGCGGCCCGTAGCCGGTCGGCGATCCCGAGGTCACGCAAAGAGCTCGACCCATTCGAGGCGGCGCCGTTCGACGGCGACGGGGTCGTCGCGTTCCACGTCGGCGAAGAGGGCGAGGATCCGGGCGAGCCCGTCGGGTACCGGTGTTCTCAGGTGGCCGGGGGTGCAGATCGCGTCGAGCACTACTCGACCGGTTCGGGCTCGGGCACGGGCTCGGGGGCCGGCTCGGGGGTCTCTTCGTCGGGGGCGACGTCGGGTTCGGTGGTGCTCATGGGTTGGTTCCTTTCACATGGTTTCGGTGATGGCGAGGGACCAGCGCCCGGCGACCGTCGCGGTCACGGAGGTGGCGTTGACGCGGACCTGGGCGAAGATCGAGGCGATCGTGCCGGCGGCGATCCCGGTGAGGGCCACCGTGCCGGCGAACGCGATGTCGGCGTTGGGCGTGCCGCCGGTGCTGGCGGAGGCGATGTCGTGGTCGCCGCCCGCGACGTCGATCGCGACGGTCGCGGTGGAGAGGGCGTCGTCGATGAAGAACGCGCCGGAACAGGTGATGAGCAGCTGCGAGTCGGCCCGGTACTTCACGAAGGACGCGACGGACACACCGGGGACGGTGATGTTCGACGTCGAGGAGACCGCTCCGGACGGGATGGTGTTGGTGACCTTGGTGTGAGGCACCGAGGGGAACGCGATCCAGGCGGCCCCGTTGTATTGCCATACGAGGTTGTCGTCGGTGGTGACGCACATCGCGCCGTCGGGGGGTGCGGTCCAGGTGGCGCGAGCGGCGACGTTCGGGAACTGCGGGATCACCTGGTTCTGGACGTACGTGTTGAAGTCGGAGGCCAGGACCTCCTCGCCCACCGCCCATGTCTTCTGAGGCATCGGTGTCTCCTTCTAGGCGGCGAGCGCCAGGACGTTCCCGGCGTCGAGGTGGTCTTGGGCGTGGGGTCCCATCGTGAAGGTGACGCCCTCTTCGGTGACCCCGGCGACCGCGAGCTGCCACACGGTTTCCCAGCGGGCGCGGGTGATCTTGTGTTCGGACCCGACGACACGGGCGGCGGTGTTGACCACCGCGGTCGGGCGGTCGGGGGGTGCCCACACGATCCGGACCGCGTCGGTCACATACTCCACGTCGAGTACGACAGGCCACAGGTTGAACGAGCTCGGGGCGATGCCCGGCACCAGCGTCACGTCACTGAGCCAGACGCGGGGGAACGCGGAGACGGTGACCATGTCGGTCGCCCACTGCCCCGCCTCGCCGTCGGTGGTGACACCGAGGTCGGTGCGCTGGTACTCGTACGGGCCGTAGGCGTCGATCGACGGGACGGACTGCGCCGTCTGGACGGTGCCCCCGGTGCGGGCGGCCCTCACGACGTTGCGCATCATGGTGTCGAGGTTCGATGGGGCGGCGTCGACGATCACGTCCCACAGCCCGGTAGCGATCGCCTGGCATCCCAGGGTGACGACCGGGGGGCCGGTGTTGAACCAGGCGGCCCGGTCCGTCCACCGCAGAGCGCCCTCCGGGGTGAAGTGGACCATCCCGAGCTCGTCGTCGAGCGTCCGCCCCAGCAGCTCCCACCCCGACGCCGCGAACGTCGTCGCCTGCAACGTGACCGTGGACGTCGCCGCGGGTTCGACGGTGCCGGGCCAGTCGTAGTAGTCGACGAGCCGCTGGACCCGCTCGGCGGTCGTATCCCCCGCGCCCGCCGGGGCCGCCTCCGGGCGGTCGTAACGAACCCACACCTTCGTCGGGTCAGTAGCCAGGAGCGTGCAGCGCCGCTCGGAGGGGTGCGGGGTCCAGTCCTCCTCCCAGCTGTCCGCGGTGCCGGTGAACAGGTAGTGGGTGGTCACCGTCGGGACGGGGACACCAACGGCGGGGGGACCCCAGGTGAGATCGTCGCTGTCCCAGGTGAGACCGTCCGTACCCCAGGTGAGCTCGTCGGGGTCGGGTGGGGGGATCACCGCGGGGTTGACGACCTCGGCGAACACCTCGACCGGCACACCGGGCACCAGCCGGCTGTGGCCCTGGTACCGGTACGGGGACTCCGGGTTCGTCGGGTCGTAGATCCCGTACGGGTCGGCCAACGTGATCTGGCAGGTCCCCGCTTCGGTCTGGGTGGTGATCCCGGGCGTCCCGGTGGCGCCGGCGACCACGGCCACCTCGGTCACGTCGCAGGTGACGTCGGCCCAAAGCCGGCCGACCGGTACGCGGGACGCCGCGGCGGACATGACGTTCCCGGCGTCGAGGTCGGCGTTGGCGTGGGTCCCGATGTGGAACGGCACGCCGGCTTCGATCCCGGCGCGGACGTACAGGCGGACGTACCCGCCCCAGTGCGGCGACGACGCGCCGCCGGGGGTACCGGGCCACGGCTGGGTCGGGTCCCAGATCACGCGATGCTCCGGACGGGGATCGGGAGCGGCCCGTTGCGCCCCACATAGCCGCGCAACGCTTTGACGACGGCCCGCTGGATCTCCGGCGAGTCCGCGCCGAGGCCGGCGGCGGTCACCTGCACGTTGATCACCGTGGCGCCGCCCATGGTGTTGCCGACCCCGGAGAACGTCTCCCCGCGGTGCACCACCGCCAGGCCGGTCTGCAGGACGGAACCCCCGGTCGCCAGTCGGGGGATGTGGGGGAGCCCCCACCCGCCGATGGTGACCTCCGGGAGCGACGGCCCGAACGGGCCGAGCGGGTCGCCGCCGCCGATCGTGACCTTCGGGACCTCGAACCGGTTGAGCATGTCGATCACGGCGTTGAGCGGGCGTTTGATGATGTCCGCGATGCCGGAGAACGCGTTGACGATCCCGTCCTTGATGGCGTTGAACTTGTCGGTCACCCACCGCCATGCGCTGGTAGCGGCGTCCTTGATGGCGTTGAACACGCCGAGCACCGCGTTTTTGATGGTGTCCCAGTTCCGGACGATCGCCAGGACGGCGAGGCCGATCGGGCCGGTGAGGATCGCCAACAGGGTCGGCCAGTTCTTCTTGAGCCAGTTGAACACGAACTGGAACGCGGCTTTGACCTTGTCCCAGTTCTTGACGAGGGCGATGATCCCGATGATCAGCGCGGCGATTCCGATGACGATCAGACCGATGGGGTTCGCGGTCATCACGGCGTTCCAGATCGCCTGGACGGTCGTCACCGCTTTGATCACCAGCACGAGCGACCCGATCGCGGCGACGAGCGGGAGGAGCCAGTTGATGTTCTCCTGGACGAACGCCGCGATGTTCTGGAGGATCGGCGCCAGCTTCTCGAGGACCGGTAGGAGGGCGTTGCCGACTGCCTCCTGGGTCTCCCCGAACGCCAGGGTCATCTTGTCCTGCGACGTGGCCGTCGCCTCGGCGGTGCCTTTGACCTGACTTTCGACGGCGGCGAGAACGACCTTCTGGGCGCCGAGGAGGTCCCCCGACTTCTGGAGCGCGGCGATCTGGTCTTTCTGGGCCTTGGTGAACGTGACCCCCGACCGGCCCAGCGCGGTGAGGCCCTTGATCGGGTCCTGCAACGCTTTGCCGAGCTGCACGCTGTTCGTGTCCAACGAACCGAACCCCGCCGCCGCGAGGTCCGCCGCGGCGGCGGTGGCCCGGTCGAAGATCCCGGCGGCCCTCGCGGTCTCGTCGGACACCGCGCCGAACGTGGCCAGCTGGGTTTGGGCGGCGATGATCGCTTCGTCGTCGACCGCGATCTTCTTCGACAGGGCGGCGGCGTAGTCCTCCGCGGCTTTGGCGGCCTCCCCGGTCGTGTCGCCCATCGACGAGAACACGGCCTCCAGGCCGGCGGTCGCCTTCTGCGACTCGAGGGCGGCGGTGACCGACGACTTCCCGAACGACACAACCGCGGTGGTGGCGAACGCGGCGCCGGCGGCCTTCGCGAACCCGCCGAGCTTCGACGTCGTCCCACTGGCCGCCGTCCCTACAGACTTCAGGGCGGCGTTGGCCTTCGACGCGTCAGCCAGGACCTCGATCTTGAGGATCGCCGGCGAAGCCATCAGCGCCTCTTCTGGTCGGCTTCGTGGAGGAGGTCCACCGCGGTCACGAGCGCGTTGGTGTCCTCAAGCCACTCGCGGGCGGGGACTCCGGTGCGGATGGCCAACACGGTCGCCAATCGGCCTAGTGAGTCGCGGGGGTACGCGCCAAAGGGTCTGACCCGACCTCGGACAGGTTCACGTCATCGGCGGCTTCGGGCATCCCGTCCAACGCCTCGAGGAACCCTTCGTAGTCGCGGGGCACTTCGGCGTCGGCGCGGAGCAGGGCGTGATGGACGGCCTGCCACATCCCGTCCATCGGGAACTGCGGGTCCATCCGAACGAACCGCCAATCGAGCGCGTTGGGAGCGACGGTCACCGGGTCCTCGCCCTTGAGCTGCACGGTGAACCGCTGCCACGCCATCAGGCCCCCTTGACCTTGTCGAGGGCAGCCTGCACGTCCTGGCGGTACAGCGGCACCCACTGCGACTCGGTCGCCTGCGCGGCGTCGGACAGGAACGGGTTCGCCGCGATGCCTCTCGACGGCCAGCCCCAATGGATCGCGGGTGCGTACAAGACCTTGGCGCCACCGGCGACGACCTGCGCCCGTCGCGCCTGCCGGCTGGCCCGGATGCTCCCGGCGAGGCGCCCGGTGCGGCGCGGGGCGCGGGCCTGCGCGTCGGCGGCGACGATCCGCCCGACCGCGGCGTGAGCGTCCTTCAGGTCCGACAGGTCGACCTGCGCCTTGTTGAGGGTGCGGACGAGCCGGTCCAGCCCTTCGACCCGGGCGGTGCTGTCAGGCATCCGCCTTCGCCTTGGCCTTGCTGGCGGCGGCGGTGACGACCGGGGCGGTGAACGTCGGCGTCTCCTGCAGGCCCCACTCGAAGTCGGACGTGATCCGGGTGTTGACATCCCCGCCGTAGGTCTCCGCGGGGACCTCGATCATGAGCGTCCCGGTGATCGTCGGCCCTTCGACGTTCGGGACGTACTCGAACGCCACGACCTCGAGGTCGTGGTCCCAGCAATAGACGACCAGACCGGTCGGGTCGGTCCAGTCCTGGATGAACGTCCCCGCCAAGCTGCGGCCGCCGACCTTCCGGCCCGGGGCGATCTGATCCCCGCACAGCGTCTCGACCGCGTCACCGTCGTCGTCATACGAGCTGTTGATGCGGATGTTGGTGACCTGGCAGGAGAAGTCCTCCGGTGCGGTCCCGAGCGTCAAGGTGCCTTCTTTGACTCTGCTGTCGGTGATCATCTGGCGATCCCTTCTGAGTGGAGCTCGACGCGGTACGCGGGGAACGGTGGGTTGTCGGGGCTGAGGTTGTAGGCGGACGGTTCGGACCGGCGGACCGGTAGGAGGTCTTCGAGCTGGTCGACCAGGCCGTCGAGGACCACTTCCGAGTCGGCGTTGAACGGGTTCGGGACCAGCGCCCACAGGACCCACTCGGCGGTGTACCCGCAGTTGAGGTCGTTTTCCCGGCGGGGCGGGCCGACGAGGACACACGGCGGGGTCGCGGAGCGGGGGTCGCCGGTGGCGTTCATCCCGGCGTCGGTGAGGACCGCCACGATTTCCGCTTTCCGGGCCATGTGGCTCACGCCACGACCGACGGCTGGTACTCGCCGAGCTCGAGGAGCGAACGCACTTCCGGGTCGAGCCGGGGGAGCATCGAGACGCCGACGTCCGCGAACGCTGCGATGCCCTGTACCGATCCGCGGCGACCGTAGAGCCGGGCCGCTTCCACCAACGCGGCCTGGTCGCATCTGGGGGGCCATGACGGCAACGGGGCGCCGTCCCCGTCGGTTGTCAGGTCGGAGCGGAGGGATTGGACGAGGTCGTTGGCGGCGGCGACCGCCCCGCCCATCGCAGCCTCGTCGACGGTCGACGCGGGGTCGACACCGAGGTAGGTGCGGAGGGTCGGGACGGTCGCCGGCATGTCAGCCCCCTTACGGGGTGGCGGCGCACTCGCACAGGGCGAGCGGCTCGGTCACGGCCGACTTGAGTCGGGCCTCGGCGAGGATCACCAGGATGTTGCTGATGAACAGCGACGCGTGGGAGTCCGACACGAACACCGACGTCACACCGCGGTCGAAGAGCGTGGCGCCGGACTGGAAGTCCCCGACGTACGCCTTCCCCGCGGGGATCGCGCCGGCGGCGACGGCCCGCATCCCCCAGAACGACTGCTGCTGGATCGGACCCGACACGGTCGAGCCCATGACGGCGATGTCGAGCTCAGCGAAGTCGGCGGGGTTCAGGGCGACCGCGTTGGGCTGGTACCCCGCGGACTCGACCTTCCCGATCCCGACCCGGATCGCCGCGAGCAGGTCCTCACCGGCGGCGGTCTGCACCCCGGTCGAGGCGTCGATGGCGGCGGCCATGTCGGCTTCGGCCTTGTTGAGCAGGCCGCGGCGGAGCTTCCCTTCGATCACCGACCGGATGTAGCTGGCGTCGTCGAGGGCCTGCCGGGTGATCTGCACCCAATGGGCGATCGTGTCCAGGCTGGACGTCTTCGGGGTGGCGGTGATCGTGGCCTCTGGCTTCGCGGAACCTTCGGCGACGACCGCGGCGGTCGGGTCGCCGCCCATCTCCACCCAATCCACGACACCGCTGGAGACGGTGACGCGGCCGCACACCTCGAGCAGCGGCGCCGTCGTCGTCGGCACCACGGGCGGCAGGACGAAGTGGGGGATCGCCAGGTTCGCGGTGGTGATCGCCGCACGGGCCTCGAACCCCATGTAGTCGGCGGCCTCGAACCGGGGAGACTGGCCGTGCCCGGTATAGGCGGCGAACGCCGGCGAGTCGACGAACTGCTGGCCGACGCTGCGGGTCTCGAGCTGCGGCTGCCGCGACTGCTGGGCCGGCTCATCGGACCGCTTCTCCATCTCGTCCCGGAGCCGGGCGTACGAACGGGTCGACTCGAGGTTGGTGTTGAGCTCGACGAGCTGGGCGTCGATCTTGGCGCACCGTTCCTGCCACGACCGGAGCGAATCGGCTTCGGTGTCGGTCAGGTCACGGCCGTCGGCGGCGGCCTTCTCGGCCAGCTCGGTGGCGGCTGAGGTGAGGGCGTCGCGCTCGTCGAGGTGCTGCTGCAGATAGGTGTGCATCGTGGGGTCCTTCCCGCGTGAAGTGGACTGCTACTTCGCTCACGGGTGCCCACGGGTGACGATCCTCCGAAGCGGCCAGGTAGCTAACCCCGGGTGCTTCGGGCGGTGCCGGCCGCAGCGGCCGATTGCCTTACCGGCGAGGGTACAACAGCGGTGTGACCGGGGCGAGGTTCACATCGGGCCGGTTCTGGAACGGCGCCAACAGCGCGTCGAGGTCCTGGGCGTTGCGGACCGCCAGCACCGCCGCACCGGCGAACGCGGGGATCGCCACCACAGAGACCTCCCCCAACATCGCCTCGCGGACCTCGCGTACCCCATCGGCACCCCGCTTCACGACCAGCGGCTTGAACCCCACCGACAGGGAGTCGAGGCACCCGTTGCGGAGGTCCTCGAGCATCATGTCGCCGTGCTCACCGTCGACCATCTTGAACGTCCCGGTGAGCCCTTCGGGGTCGTCGACCCATCCGACGGCGTTGCCGATCCGGCGGGACTGATCGTGGTTCCGGAGCAGCGGGATCTTCCGGCCCTTCTGCCGAATCGACTTGGCGAACGCCCCCCGGATGATCCGCTCCCCGGCGGGGTCGTTGGTGAAGTAGGAGACCTCGTCGTAAGGGGCGACGACACCGACCATCTCGCGGAGGTCGGGGTCGACGTTGCGGATCTCCATGCTGAGCTCGTTCATCGCGGGCCCTTTCCTAGGACTGGATGGTCACCGGTAGGTGACCGGTGTGCTCGAGGAGGGTCAGGTCGTCCGAGTCGACGGCCCGCACCGTCGACTCGGGGGTGAACCCGGCCCGGATGAACGCGCCGATCGGTTCGGCGGCAGCGCCGATCGGCACGGGCGCGGGTTCCTGGGTGGCGAGCGGCGGCCGCTGTTCGAGCTGGCGGATCTCATCCACGGTCAGGATGTCCTCGTCGACAGCGATCTTGTAGGTGTCGAACCGGGTCTTCGTGTCCGACCGCAGCAGCCCATCGACCTCGATGCGGACCTCGGTGGAGCGGGGGAGCTGCGACGTCAACACCGCCTCCGCCGAGACGATCCACTGCTGCAAGCTGAGCTGCTTGAACTCGAGCATCCGCGACTCGACGTTCGCGTACGTGCTCGAGTCCCCCGACGGTGCGCCCAACAGGTTGGCGGGGACACCGAACATCAACGCGATCTGGGCGACGGTGATCCTGGAGAAGTCGACCGCCGCCAAATCGACCGGGGACCAGGTGAGCGGCGTGAAGTCCGTTGTGCTGTTCAACACCGCGATGGACCGTCGGACCCCGCCGTGCTGCGAGAGCCAGCGGGCCTTGAGCATGTCGGCCTGTTCCTGCGTCATCGACGGCTGTGAGCTCTTCAGGTAGCCCGCTGGCACGCCGCTGGTGAACGCGCCGCCGACGTAATCCCAGAGCTTCACCGCGGTCGACAGCTGGTCCCCGAACGCGTGGAGCACACCGGTCCCGCGGCCGTCGACGATCGGCCACTTCCCCCGCAGGTGGATCACGCTGTTGGTCTCGAGGTCGATGTCACCGACGTGGTAGCGGCCGTCCCGGAGCTCGACGTCGGCGGGGTGGAGCAACCACATCGGGGGCTTCGGCGCCCCGAACGCGTCTCTCGTGGGGGCGTACACGAACCCGTCGCCCCACCACAGGGCGTTCAAGATCCACTGCCCCCAGAAGTCCACGTTGCTCAGACGTGTTTCAGGTGTTTCACCCGACACGACCCGGCCATCGAGACGCAGAGCCTGGGGGTCGGCGATCCAGTCGGGGGTCGTGAGCCGTTCGGTCTCGTTGCGGTACACATGCCACGGCAGGGTGGCGAGGGTCCCGACGATCAGCTGCGTGGCACGGTCGACCGCCGGGATCGACCCGTAGGACGAGCCGTTGGCGCCGGGGATCGGGTTGCCGAACACGTTCGACCCGGGGGAGCCGGCCCACTGGAGCCAGGGCTGCTCGC